GTGACCAGCCGCCCGGTCAAGCCGTTCATCTACCAGGAGCGCAAGAAGCCGGTATTCGTCTCGCAGACGGACATGAACGCCGACGACGTGTTCAACCGCCGCAAGTACAAATTCGGCGCCGAGGCCCGCGCCGCCGGCGGCTATGCCTTCTGGCAGATGAGCTACGGCTCCGACGGCACCGTATAAGCGAATACCACGCCGCTGGCTGTTGATCCGCAGGGGGTGTCTGTTCCCCCTGCGGGGAAGCCCGAACAGACTTAACCAGTGAACCTTCGCGTGTTGGATAACTGGGGATGGTGTAGGCAGAACACGCACCCATTCACTTGAGGAGTCATCCGATGGCAGGCAAGACACAAACCCAGTCAGACACCAAAAACGCAGGCGGCAAGAAGCCCGCCCTGAAAATCCACGCCACGCAGGACAGCCGCTGGCGCGCCGGCATGAACTTCGGCCGCGAGCCGCAGACGATCCTGGTCTCCAAACTGAGCAAGAAGAAGATCGAGATGCTCAAGGCGGATCCGATGCTGGTGGTGACGGACGTCGAGGTCTGAAGGTCCCTAAACGATGAGCAAAATGACCAAGGTCAGCGGCCGGTGGGAATACGCGGCCAACGTAGTGGCAGGGGCCAATGATGTGCTGTATCCGCCACGCCTGCATCTGGACAAACCTCTGTCTGTTGGTGTCATGCCAGGCGCCGGTGGTACGGCGCTTGTCGAGTACACACTGGCTCCACGCGCCGCAGTTGACGCAGATCCCAATGTAGTGACATGGCGTCCCTGGCCCGCTGGCGCCGTATCCAGTAACGCGGATGATGTAGTGGATGCTCCTGTCACTGCGCTGCGGATGACGGCAGCTACTTCAGACGCCAGTTGGGAAGTGTTGTTGTGATGGGTCCGTTTCGTGGCGGCGACAAAGTTCGCGCAGTTGTAGATATTGCGCCGGCAAATGAGGTGACAGTTTGCTCGCCTATATCAGGTGACCCAGATATAAATAGTCAGCAAAGTCTGAGCTCAGCTGCAACGCTTGTCACTGGGTTTTTGTTGCCCCGCCCAGGCATCGTTACCGAAGTTCACATGATTACGCAGGGCAATAATGGATCAGGTATCAATCGCAAAACTCGTTATAGTATTTGTGATGTCGAGAAGGAAACGTCAGGACTTAGTCCTGATAGCGTAGGATTAAAAATAAGATCAACCCTAAAAACTGCGCAAACTAATGTCTCTGACAACTTCAATGGCGACGTGACGTTAGCTAGTGGTCTTGCTGTACAAGTACCACCTCAGTTCGTTATTGCCCTGAAGTCTGCGGCATTTGCAGGAAATATAAATGTGCAAAATACGTTATCCGCAGGACCAATCCCAGGTGTTGTAGGCATAGCATTTAACAATAGCATTGTCAGCGCTGCGACCTATAAATTAGAGTCATTAGATACTTCAAACCCACCATCTCTGGTAAATAATGGGGAGACTATTATAACGTCAGGATTTAAGGGAATATCTGTTTACATAAGGTGGAAAGCACAATAATGATTAATCTTGGCATACCTTCAAATAATTCTTCTTCAGATTTTCAGGAGCAACTCGCTAATCTCGGATTGTTCGTTACATGCAAAGATTCCGAGATATGGGTTGATGGTTTGCCTGACCAGGAAGCCGCTGCGCAGGCGCTCGTTCTTACCTACGACTTTGCCGCTGGCGCTATCAAGGATCGGCAGTCTATCTTTTCAAAAGCGATCCAATCGCATCTTGATGCTGAGGCGCAGAAAGCTGGCTACGACGATATTGTCTCGGCGTCATCCTATGCAGGGTATACGAATCCTTTTCAGGCCGAGGGAAAGTCATTTCTCACATGGCGTGGAGCAGTATGGAATTACGCCTTTCAACAAATGCAAGCCGTCGTAGCGGGCACGCGCACAGAACCCACTGTTGATGAACTGATTGCCGAGCTACCTGCGAGGGTCTGATGCGGAAACGATTAAGCCAGAACGTGACGATAGGCCGTTGGACAATCCCGGAGGGGTTCGTATCTGATGGATGCACCTGGGCGCCTGATCGTTGGTTCGGCGTCGACCTGTCGCCCGCCTGCCTCCTCCACGACTTTCTCCGGCGTTATGCCATCGTGACCGTGCGCGAGGCAGACCGTGAGCTGCACGCTCAATTGATTGAACTGGGGGCGCCTCGATGGCTGGCTCGGTTTTACTGGTTCGTGGTAAAAATCACGCGGCCCTGGTTCCGCCGTACGGAGGCATTGCCCAGGAAATGGAGGGCATACCGGCTTCCTCGGGCGGTTGAATAATGATCTACGCCACCCCCCAAAACCTCCTCGACTGGTTCGACGCCCAGGAACTCTCGCAGCTCGCGACACCCAAGCGCTACGCCGTCGTCGATACCGTCCTCCTGGAACTCACCGTCTCCGGCGGTGATCGCTCGGCCTACATGCAACCCGAGATCGATGCGGCCGATGCCGCCCTCGTCGTGATCAACGAAGCGCTGGACGCGGCGGATGCCGTCATTGATTCCTACGCCGGCAAGCGCTACCAGCTGCCGCTGTCACAAGCCCAGATCGACGCCAGCCCACTGCCGCGCTATGCCGGCGATATCGCCCGCTACCAGCTCACCGATGACCAGGAAGTCGACACCATCACCAAGCGCTACGATCGCGCCCTGCGCTGGCTCCGCGATCTGGCTGACGGCAAGGCCAGCATCGGCGTCGGTGAACCGGTCGCCACCAGTGGCGGCGCCGTCGTGGTCTCCGGGCCTGAGCGGATCTTCACCCGAAACACGCTCAAGGGACTGTAATGACCGGCGCACGCTTCAGCATCGAGATGCAGGGCATGGACAAGGTCAACGCCGCGTTCAAACGCCTGGCGAATCCGAACCTGCGTCCGCTCCTCGATGCACTGGGTGCAGAGGGTGAGGCACAAACCCGCCGGCGCATTACCGAAGAAAAGACCGCACCGAGCGGCACACCCTGGGCGCCCTGGTCACCGGCTTACGCGAAAACCCGCAAGGGCAACCAGAGCCTGCTGCAGAGCAAGAACAACCTGCTCGATTCCATCACCCACAACGTCATCGGTAATGACGAAGTCGAATGGGGCAGCAATGTAGTCTACGCCGCTATCCATCAGTTCGGTGGCGCCGGCGTGGGCAAGAACATCCCGGCGCGTCCCTATCTCGGCCTGTCCAGCGACAACCAGGCTGACATGGACGCGATCATGACGGACTGGGCGCGAGGGCTGATCGCATGACCATTCGCCAGGCCATCGAGCAACAGATCAAGGCGCAGGACACCACGAACAACTTCCGCGAAGTTGCCGGCGCCGCGAACCTGCGCGGCGTACTCGAATCACGCGTCTCGGCACCGGCCTGCTACGTGTTCCGGCTGCGCAACAGTGCCGGCGCCAACAACCTCGACAGGGGCGTTTCGCAACGCGTCACGGAAAGCTACGCCGTCGTGGTGGTCACCGGCAACCGGCGCGATGCGCGTGGCGCCGACAGCTCGGATGAAAACGAGGCGCTGTGCCAGCAGATCGACGCCGCCCTGCTCAACTGGACGCCCGACCCGAACGCCGAGCCATTGGAATACGGCGGCGGCAGCCTGGTCAGCATCGCCAACGGCTACATGTACTGGCAGGACATCTACACCACAGCGCGGTTCCGCCGCGCACTCTGAGGAGACAGCACGATGAAAGAAGGTGGCAGCTACATCAAAGACAAGGGCAAACCGGTGCGGCTGGTCGCGCGCACGAAACCGCATCCGGACGGCGACCGGCCCCGGGACCAGCACGGCCGTCCCCTGGACGTGCCACAGCCTGCCTCGAAACCCGCCGCGAACCCCAAAGGCAAGGAGTAAACCGAAATGGCCATCAAGTTCCGCAGAAAGATCGTGCTGTTCGCCATCGAGGGCGTCTACGGCACTGACGCCGCGCCGACCGGCGCCGCCAACGCCATCCTCACCCAGGGCCTGACGATCCGGCCGATGGAAGGCGAAACCGTCAACCGCGACGTGGACCGGCCAACGCTCGGCAACGACCTGTCCATCCACGTCGGCACCCACGTCGTGGCCGAGTTCAACGTCGAACTCGCTGGCGGCGGCGCCGTCGATACCCCGCCCGCCTGGGGCGTGCTGATGCGCGCCTGCGGCATGGCGGAGACCATCAACGCCACCGTCGACGTGCAGTATGACCCGGTCAGCGCCAACGAAGAGTCGGGCACCATGTACCTGCACTTCGGCGGGCAGAAGCACGCAATGGTCGGCGCGCGCGGCACCTGGTCCATCCAGATGGAACCGAAGGGCATTCCGTATCTCAAGTTCAGCTTCACGGACCCGGCCTCCGTGGCGGATCCGGTCCCCAACTTCGCCGCCTTCCAGACGCCACTGGCCGTGACCAACGCCAACACGCCGACCTTCAACCTGCATGCCAATGCGTTCAACCTGCTCGGCCTGACACTCGACCAGGCGAACGATGTGGTGTACCGCAACGTCGTCGGGAGCGAGTCGGTACAGATCACAGACCGCAAACCCGCGGGCAAGGTCACCATCGAGGCGCCACTGCTATCCACCTTCAATGTGTTCACGACCGCCAAGGCCAACACCACCGGCGCCCTGCAGCTGGTACATGGCACGGTGGCCGGCAACACCATCCAGGTGGATGCGCCGACCGTACAGCTACTGTCGCCGAACTACGGCGAGTCTGACGGCATTCGCACGGTGGAAATGGATCTCTCGCTGATCCCGTCCAGCGCCGG